GTGCGGGTGGTTTTGGTTGGCCTTCCATAGCTTTAGCTTGTTCACGGAACTTATCGGCAGTTTCGTCAATAATTCCTTCCAATCCCTTACCAGCCTTAAACGCTGTTACCGCAAACTTGAGCATTTCCATAAGCATCGGTGTCATTTCTGGCACATTTTGGGCTACTGGTAGCGCTTGCTGCACAAATCCACCGATGGCTTGCAAGAATTGCATACGATCTTGCTTTTCTTGTTCTTCATCTTGGTAAATCATCGAATCCGTAGTGACTTCGATACGGAAATTCTTGGCTGGCTCGTCTTTTAGCAGTTGTAACGCTTGCGGAATAAGCTGTTTATCGTTTTCTGATAGCTGCATCGCGCCAGAAATCTTGATAATTGTGTCATCAGTGAAGTGCTGGCAAATAATCTGGGCTTTTATGCACAATATTTGGGTAGCAAAGTTGACTACATCATGCTGGAATGTTTTTAAACGCCCTGAAGCGTTATTAGACTTAATAATCTGTGCGCCAAGGGTTTCATTAGGGTCTGACTGTCCACGCTGAATGTCAGCAATACCCATGATTTCGTAGATTTGGTTCTTGACCTGATCCATCGCCTGATAAGCTATCTGCAATGCGGCAGCAATTGGCTGAATATCGACTAAATTGATAGAACCACTCATGCCCTGCTTTTCAGCAAATGATGCCCAGTTCTTAACAGGTATCAAGGTATTGTTTTCACCCTCGCTAAACAAGCGGGCAAGTGATGGTTCGCTTGCATCGTATACACCGCGTACCTTTAAAGCGTTAATAAAGCCATCTATGCGATCTGCAAGCGTATCTAATTGCTTGGCTTGGTCTTGGTATAAGACAAAATCAGGAACGGGTTCTAGGCGGTCTGTAGTCAATGTTGCGTACAATGGCATCGGGCAAGGCCAGAAGTTCTCTAGCTCTAGCGGGTCTGGCACGGTGTCAAGGATTTTGCCTAATGACTTAGAAATCCAGATTACATCGCCTGTGGTCTTATCCCAGATTTCATAGACTACGGCTTCGGATGCAGCTTCGCCCATCTTTTCATTAAATGTTTTGCTGGTATCGGGCTTTGTGTCAAGCGGTATTTTGCCGCCAAGTTCTTCGCCAAAGCGCTCGACCAATGCTGGGCGATCCATGTAGACCTTGCGCCATACTGCGGTTACCTCTTGCCATGTCCGTGCTACGGTATGACCAAAATCACGCCAATAAACATAATCGACAGGAGCGCACTCGTACTCAATTCTCTCAGGGTTTTCCCTAGCCATGCCTTCATCGGTTTCATCTTCATCAGAATCACCCGTAACCTGAAAGCCATCCTCGGGCATACCTTGCTGATCGGCAACAAAGTGTGGCTCGTAACGCACCCAGCTAGTACCGCGCCCACCTAACAAGCGATCTTGTACCGATTGCTTCATAGCGCTGGCGTAGTCACCGTAATGCTCAATCTCAAACTCAAGCGCACGCTCAAGCATCATTGACGCGACTCTACCTACTGGGTCTGTGTCCTTAAATCTGCGGCTTACATCAGGGCGTGGCAGTCTAGCAAAAACTGCTGGCGTTAATGTCTGAACATTTGACCAAAGGATATTGAAGCGGGCATTAGGGTTATTCCTTGTGCGGCTGTCATCGCGGTAACGCTTGATAATGCGATCTGAGCGTGCTTCCCACTCTTTAGCTGATCTTTCGTAGCCAGCAATAGTGTTATACCAATCTTGGTAATCATGTTCCATATTTATATCCTGCGGTAAGTGGATTTAGGTGTTTCGCGCCACATTTCGTTTAATGTCACTTCAGTTTCTCCAACACGGAGTCCACGAACCCTGTTGTCTTTAAGGATAGGGCCTTCCTCATCCTTCCAAACAACGCTGAGATAGCGCATAGCGTCACTTGAATGGCTTGTCCAATCGTGTTTAGGGCGATCTCGAAATACTTTTTTATCATCATCCCATTCTCTTTGGTATTGACGCAAACATTCTATAAGTTCTTCACATCTATTATCAAACCAACAACGATTTAATGCAAGCCTTGTTGCCTGTATTCCATCTTGTAATGATAAGTTAGGAACAATTTTTAGGTGTTTTAAGTCAATTTTTGTTGAAATTTGTTCGATTATGCTTTTTCCACCAGATGCTAAAGTTTTAGCCCGTGCGTCATGTGGCAGGTAATGAGTGCCGTACTTGTACCCAAACTCGTCAGCCTTTTGTGCTAACAAGCCAGTGTAGAACGGTATAGCTTGCCCGTTAGATGAGTGATGGTCTAGCACCCGTATCTCACCGTACACGCTTTGAAACCAAATAATACTTGTGGAATCGTTAAAGCCCAAGTCCCAGCTAGTATGGCAAGGAAACATTGGGTCGTAGTCAACCGTGGTAATCCTGCCCAGATCAGTAATCCTACGCATCTCCTGCCCGTAATACGCGCCCGTAATGGCAGCTTCAAATGAACAAAGGAACTCTTGTTCGTACTGATTAACCGACATAGATGCGCGTGCATCCTCTAGTTCAGCGTCAGGTAATAGCCCAGATTGATCTGCGCGTAATGTTTTTGTAAACCAATTGGAGCTTTTTTGGGCTTCATTGTATATATCGTAAAAGGCGTTATGGCCTTTAGGTGTTCCAATGAATACTGCCCATGTTTGATAACCGTTTAAGCCATTGCGGTCAGTTAGCAAAGGGCGCACAATTTCACCCCACAAACGCGGTTTCATATCAGCGTATTCGTCTAAAACCACTCCATCAAGATATAAACCCCTAAGTGCATCAGGGTTGTCAGCACCAAATAACCTGATCTTAGCGCCGTTAATGAGTTCTACCCACAATTCTGATTGATTGGCCTTGACAATGGCTGGTTCAGCAAACTTTAATAAGTAATCCCAAGCAATGTTTTTAGCTTGTGCGTAATACGGCGCAATGTAGGCGTACCTACCTTCAGGTTTGCCTTCTGTTATTGCCCTACGAATAAGATCATTTATGCTAGCTACCGTCTTACCTGCACGGCGGTGACATACTAAAACTGCCCAGCGTTCTTTTCTGTAATGAAAGTCTTTAAAAGCTTCACGGGCTTTGTACTCAAACTCGTGAACTACCTCGACTAATCCTTCCATTTAAAGACATGGACAATAGGCTGGGTAGCGTCACCAACCTGTTCAGTTCTGGCAAGCTTAGGTACATGGTACTCGGCTACTTGCATAAAGCAATCAAACGCAACTTTAGGGCCAAGCTTTTCATTCATAGCGATCTCGTCAAGCCATTTTTGAAGTCGGTCAGCGTTGCCGTCCACGAACTTAGCGATCGCCTCTCTAGCGAGCGCTGTGGACTTATTAGGGCTACCAGCGGGTCTACCCTTAGGATTATTTGTTTGTTGTTTAATTGGCATATCTTTGTCAAGTAGTTGTTAAGATAGGTTAATATTTGGTACAATTATATTACAAAACAAGGAGATTGTGATGCCAGAAATCAATTTAAGCCGTGATGCTTTAGGAAACATAGAATGTAGTTTAAATGATGTTGCTATAAATTTAGGCAATGATGATTATGTTGCTTTGCTTCAGGATGCTATACACGCTTTACAGTCAGAGTTGCTTACAGCAGAGTTATTGACCTGATTTTTTCATTTGTTCTAGGTACTTGTAGTAGTTATCAATGACTTCTTGATCAACCAATTCAGATACGCCAGCGGATTTCTTTTCTAAGCCGCCGATAGCCATATTGCGTAAGTCACCTTTTTTGTGGGCATAGGCTTGCTCAAATTGTGGGTATAACTTAGGAAATAGGGCTTCAATAGGCACATTGTTTCCTAGCGTACCCATGTATTCACCACTAAAATTAGTTGAATAAGTTGGGTTTTTGCTTGGGCTTAAATGCATACCTTCAGGGCCAACCTTAATTAATGTGTTTCCTACCCATCCTTTTTGCACGCCTTCAAGCGCGGGATCACGCAATGCAGCGGCCAAATCTTCAGCATTAAAACCTAAGTATTCTTGCCTATTCTTTAAACCAGCGGTTCTATCAATAAAAACTTTACGCAAATCACCTGCTGTACCTTTTACACCTTCGCCAGTATAAAGTTGCATACGGCCTTCTTCTGTGTTTATTCCAGCAAATTTGTTAAATGGTTGCGTGCCTTTTTTTGGGTCTTTATACGATCTAATGCTTTCGTCAAGTTCTTTTATAAATTTTTTGCTAGGTTGTC